CAATTAGAAGATTTGGAAACCACTGGGAGACTCGGTTATGTAGAAGGGGTTTCCAGAATAATTAATAAGAATTTAAATGAATTGGATCAAAATAAGAGACCAATACATTGTAGCGATGTGAAACGAGAGGTATTATATATTAAAAATGACGATCAATGGGTAAAAGAGAATGAAACTAACAAACCGATTTTAACAAAGGCAATTAAACAAATTGCGGGTGAAAATATCAAACAGATCAGTGAATGGAGAAAGAAGTATCCGGACTGCACTGATCCAGATTCAAGAAAAAATGATATGTATCTGAATATTGTTAGTAATGCGATGTCAGGGTGCACCGCAGAAGAACAAACAACCAATTATGAGAAAATCATCACAAAGGTAGCCAAAGAAGTGATAATCGAAAAATAAATATTTTCTTTAAGTTAAAAATAATATATATTATTTCGCCATTCTGATTTTCTACTTTTGTTGTGAGTTAAAATTAAGAAAAAATAAGATCAAATATTTACATAGTTATGGATGATTTTAATGTTAGTTCGTTGCACGAATCTAAGAACGAATGGGGAGCGCGCTTGTTGACAATAATGTCGCCATTAATCATAGAAGGATTTAAATCCATATTTGACGAGTCCATAAAATTATGTAGGGAAAATGATGAAATGGATAAGTATTTAATGACCTTTCAGAATTTGATTACACGTATCCCAAAATGGAATCAAACTATTATTGAACAAGAGAGAAAACGAATTATTGAGAGAAGCTGTTGTGGGTATTTAGAAGAATTAGTAACATGTGTTCATATTATTCAGTTAAAAATTCTCACAGCGATGCGAGTGGGTCAAAAACAAAAAAAAATCGACATCAATATTCCCAAGTTGGATGATTTTATTCACAAGACATACATCAATGTAGCCAGGAAGATATACAAAAATGTGTATTTATTTGAGATTCATTCCTCTCCATTACAGATCCAAAGACACAACCGAGAATTAGAAATAATTGTTCAAGAATGTATTTTGAATGCGGTTAGAGAAAGCATCCCAATAGAACATATTTTGAAGGCATATATGGACGAAACCGTGGAAGACGATGTGATTGAGGAAATAAGGGAACAAGTGGTAGAAAAAAGTGAAGCTATCAATGCAAGAGGGGAGACTACATTTATTTCGGAAGAGAATAAAGGTGGGGCTTCTGGTTCAGAGAAGCAATCTTTGTCATTCAATGATGTAGATAAGGCGGTGGATAAATCAGGAAAAGAAGAATTAATAACTGCTCCCAAAACGATTGAACGGTTGGAAGAAATAAGTAATTTAAGAAACATTCAAAGAAAAATGGAAGAAGATGACGACAATGATAAGCTAAATATTTCAGATGAAAATATAGATCTGGATCACTTGGATATTCATGTTATTGGAGAAAAAAGTATCAATTTGGAACCCAATATTTTGTTAGATGACATAGAAGTTTTAGCGTAATTTTGAATTAGTAAAGATCAAAAGAGAAAGTGTAAATGCGTTAAATACAAAAATGAATTGTAAAAATATATTGTAAAATGGATAATATATTTTTAGTAGCAGGAGTTATATCTGTAATATTTTTTGTAGCTAAATTTTTAGAAATGCGATATATTGAAAAAGATAGTAAACCGTTAAAAATATTAATAAGAGATTCATTAGTAGTATATGTTAGTGTTGTTTTTGGTAATTTTATTATCGAGCAATTGAACCCAGTAATAAAGGATACCATAATTCCAGAAAGTCCGATCGCTTTTACGGATAATCCTCCATTCTAGTAGGGAACCAAGGTTCCCCTACGACCCCTCCTTAAAAATTGTCATTGCCATCATTATTCTCAAAGTCATCATTATTCTCAAAGTCATCATCATCATCATCTATATCCATACGAGGAACTACATAGTTAATAATTGTTAATCCTTTATATACATTATTATATACTTTTACAAGTATTTCATCATCAAATCCTAAACTTTTAGATCCTATATTTTGTAATAATTCATAAAAAATAATTTTTCGATCTTCCTCTTTTGTTCTATCCCAAATTTTATTTGGAAATTTATCTTTTAACAAATATATTACACAGGTTGCACAGTCTTGGTAAGCCATATAAATAAATTAATTAATATATTTATATTATTATTATTATTATTATGTAAAAGGAGGGGTCGTAGGGGAACCTTGGTCATCGCTTCGCAGACCCTACTCTAACGCCCTGTCCAAACCTTAACAAATTTTTCAGTAACAATTTTATTGTCACAGTCATTCATGTATTCATCGTAATCATACGCAAATGATCTATGATGGTTTACAATATTACCAAAAATAGATTTAATTTTTTTTACATAAGGGTCTTCCATACTAAAGAGAAGACCTATGATTCTCTCTAAAGCGCAACGATCAATTCTACAGTTAACAACGGAGATTAAATTAGATATTCTATATTTGGATTCGATGTGATCTAAAAAATTTAAATTGATATAGGATTGGACTCCAAAGCATAAATTAAATTTATAAGGATTATTTAATCCAAGTATATTAACAGTCGGTCCTCTTAATATTTTTTTAACTTCTATATTATTTTTTAATTTGCTACTGATTCTTATTAAATTATTTACATTTTCTTTGTCATATGGGTGATGCCATAAAGGCAATACATTACATTTGAATATTTCAAAAGGAATACGTTTATGGATAAATACGCTATCATGTATTATAACCGCATTTTCAAACCATCTATATTTCATAAAATAAATATAGGGCAGCAATTCTCCTCTTTTTGGATATTCAGATTGTATAATTTCAATATTACTACAGCCGTGTGTCGCATTAATAAATTCATAATTGCTATTGTCGTCAATTATTATAATTTTTTTTAAAGGATAAAATGTTCTAATAAGCTGTACTGATCTATTCCAGTAGTTGTTTGTTTTTGTAGAATTTACATGTCTTGTAATAATAAAACCGTAACTCATTATATTTATATATTAATATATAAATATATAAAAAATGAACTAAATGTAACAAGGTAGTTCGTCAATATTCATAATAGTTTCTCCTTTTGGTACATTATTTTTAGAAACCGCGAATTTACTAAATTCAGGTCTTTCTAACTGGGCATTCGGGGTATGATTATGGACACAACGTGCAATCATTTTGTATAGTTTAAAATCAGGATATCGCTCAAGTCCGTTATTTTTGTATAAAACATTGATACCATTATCGTCAACACACCAATCTACAATCAATTTCACAATTGGAGAGCAATCGTTAATATTTTTGATGTCGTCCATATCCTCAATGATATAATCAAATATAGAACAAGCCAGGCGACATAAATCGAAGCTAAAATTAGGTTCTAATCGTAATTTTTTGTCGTTAAAATAGGGTTCTGTGTTATACTGTGTCGCCGCATCTCCACCAACTTGGAAACTGTCACTACAAAATAGTTTGCCATCAAATTTGTAGATAGCACGACCAAAATCAATGATTTTAAATATTTTACCAAAAGTCGGAACCTTATATATTTTTTTTTTGTATTGGTAATAAATAAATTTTTTGTTAGTTGGTATATACATAATATTGTTGGTATGTAGGTCGTTATGAGTAAATGAGAATAATTTTTGGTATGTTATCAGGATCATTATTACCTGCATTAAAGCTGACATCCATTCATCTGTGGATAGATCATTATTTATAATTAAATCATCAAATGTATTTTCACAGCATTCCATACAAATAACTTGAACTGGGAATTTTTGAATAGTGAGAAATAATTTTTCTTCTTCTACATCGGATAATGAATCCGATTCATATTCATCATAATCGTCATTTTCATTATCTTCTTGCTTCAACTGTTCAATATCATCTATATCGTTAATGTCATCAATATCGTCCAATGTTTCTATCCCATCTAAAATTTCAATATCATCTATATTTGACCCAGAACCAGTAGCGGATTTGGAACACATTTGATCTTCCAGTAAATCATCATCATTTGTATGAGAAGTTCTTGACGAACATGATGAACCTGATTTTAGACTCGCTGATTTTTTTTGATCTGTAATATGAATCGAGTTTGTAATATCCAATAATTCAATATTCATATTTTTAACATCTTCAAGCGTTACTTGATTATTATCAGAAAAAATATTTTCATACATGTTTTCATCAATCGACTTTAAAGATAAATTTGATTTTTGTGAAATATTCATAATGTTTAATGGTTTCAATGGCGCTGATTGGGAATCAGGTATTAGATGTGAATAATCCTCAACAGTGAATAACACATTTTTTTGTTTATTGAAGAAATCACATTGAATTAAGTAATCAATGTCATCGATCACATTAATTTTAAAATTATTTTTAACAGCAAGAAAGGATCCATAATAATCTAATCCGTGAACAAAATGATGTGTATTTAGTAACTGACTTGTTAAAAACGAGAAAAAGCCATCAATATAAGATGAATTATTTGGATCTGCGATTTTCGGATGAACATGTTTGCTCTTATCGAAAGACGGTAAATTAAATAATTGTGTGTCAGTGTGATTATATTTTCCAACAAGGTATTTAAATGGATCTAACAAAGGGGCCATTTTAATAAACACCTTTTGACTGACAGTGAACTCTTCATCCGTTATATTTTTCAGTTTACAGTTATAAATATGTTGATCTTGATGTATGTTATCTTTATTCTTATCTCTGTGTTTGTCTTTTATTTCCTTAATGTCAAATATGGACCATACGTGATTCAAATTAATAGAACTATAATTCGTATTGTTCAATGAAAAAAAACGATCATATATAGGTATATAATTTTGAATATTCGATAAATCAATGTTGGGTGTGGATTGAAATTTGTTGAAAAGATTCACATTCTTTCTTTTTTGATAATTCACGGTAATTGTCATTAGCTAATAAAAATAAAAATATAAGTTATATTTAACTTATTATTTGAATAAAGTAATTAGAATAATTAAAGTAATTAAAATAATTAAATAGTATATTCCTAAACAAAAACAACAACAACAACCAAAAGTATATAATTGTTTTGCGCGTATAACAAAATTTTTTTTTAAATGTAATAATATAAGTACAATGAATTTAGAATTAAAGCGTTTTGATATGAAATCAATCAGTTTTAAGCCAAATGAATCGAAGGGTCCCGTCGTGGTTTTAATAGGTCGTCGTGACACGGGTAAATCTTTTTTGGTAAGAGACTTACTGTATTATCAACAGGATATTCCAATTGGAACCGTGATTTCCGGAACAGAAGAGGGTAACGGGTTTTATGGAAAATTGGTTCCCAAATTGTTTATACACAATGAATACAACACGGCGATTATTGAAAACATTTTGAAACGCCAGAGACAGGTTTTGAAGCAGATTAAGAGAGAAATGGAACAGTTTAAGCGCTCGACGATCGATCCGCGAACTTTTGTGATTCTGGATGATTGTCTATACGACAACACGTGGTCACGCGATGTAATGATGAGGCTTCTTTTTATGAACGGTAAATTTTACGAATAATCGTCGCAATTGTGACGATATAACAAGTGCTTGCCGTTAAGAGTTATTCCAAAAGAATAGCTAGTCTTTCTTTAAATAGAAAGGCAACACGTCCAAATTGCGGGGATATCTTGCTAGGATTATGCTACTAAACCATATAGGAAACTAGGATGGCGGCTTATGTTAATCACATAAGGTATAGTAAAAAAGCATAATATAAAGACAATCCGCAGCCAGTCTTCTAAGTCTGTTATGATAAGGATATGAAGGCGGTTCAACGACTAAATGCCCGTGGGCTGGAGCGATCTAATCATTCGCAATGAAAGCTTAAGATATAGTCTAAACCCACTTGAGAGAGTGTTGTGCCCATTTAAAAAGCACAGATTTAATGATATCAGAAAGAAATGTCTGATTGAAAATGGTATAATTGAGACACTGGAAGGTGATGTTAATCATCACCATGCAATACCCTTTAGGTATCCCTCCTACACTAAGAACCAACATTGATTACGTATTCATACTAAGAGAGCCGTATATTGCGAACAGGAAGAGAATATACGAGAACTATGCGGGTATGTTTCCTACATTGGAATCATTTTGTCAGGTAATGGATCAATGCACTGAGAATTATGAGTGTCTTGTGATCAATAACAATGCCAAATCAAATAAGCTACAAGACCAGGTGTTCTGGTATAAGGCAGACGCCCACAATGACTTCAAATTGGGATCAAAAGAGTTCTGGGAGCTATCTAAACAGTTAAATGATGATGACGAAGAGGAACAATATGACCCCAATAATGTTAAGAAACGCGGTCAAGGACCAAAAATTGCCGTCAAAAAGAGCAAATGGTAAAACCGCTTTTAAATATAATAAGCGGTATATTGCTTTCAAAATCTTGATTTTAATATATAAACCAAGATTTTGAAAGCAAGGATATATTTTAGATACGTGGGATACAATCGCAAAGGCAGCAAAAATGTCAAGAAGCATAAAAAATAGCGTATCATTCAATGATTATTTTTATCGCATTCAGGCAGAATGAATATGTATTTATATAACTATATAAATACATAACTATATAACTATATAACTATATAACTACATAACTATATAACTATATAATTTAAACCCAATTGAAATACAAATGACAAGCAAAAATGACAATTTTTTACTAACATATTATGACGATGTGGAAGAACTCGAAGATCTTGATATAGAAAATGAAAATATACGCGGATTGCCTGACTTATTGGATTTTAAAAGTTTATTGCGACTGTATTGTAATAATAATTTATTGACAAGTCTTCCGCCACTACCGA